TAGTACGAGGAATTACACTTAAGAATGAGCGGCCTGATGTAATGTTATTTGATGATATCCAATCTAGGAAAGTAGCTGAGTCTCAGACAGTATCAGAAACTCTGGAACGAGAAATGACTGGTACTGCTATGAAAGCTAAATCTCCTCATGGCTGTCTCTTCATTTTCGTAGGTAATATGTATCCTACCAAATGGAGTATATTGCGGAAACTCAAGAGTAATCCTAACTGGATTAAATTCATTACTGGTGGTATTCAAGCTGATGGTACTTCGCTGTGGGAGGAATTGCAACCTATCTCTCAACTCCTTCGTGAATACCAGAATGACTTAGCAATGGGCCGCCCTGAGATTTTCTATGCTGAAGTACTAAATGATGAAACTGCCTCAGTAAATAATCTAGTAGATCTATCTAAAATACCTGCACTACCTTATCAGGAAAGTGATATTCCGCAAGGAAACTTCATAATCATAGATCCTGCAACAGGGAAAATAGATGGAGATTCTATAGCAATAGGTTACTTTGAAGTATATGATACTATCCCAGTACTTGTAGAACTAATAAATGATAGACTCTCTCCCGGAGATACTATTAGAAAAACACTAGAATTAGCTCTTCGTAAAAATTGCAGGCTCATAGCTATTGAGTCTGTAGCATATCAAGCTACATTAAAGTACTGGTTTGATCTAGTATGTGAGCAGCAACAAATATATGGAATAGAATGTGTTGAAGTATATCCAGGAGGTTTCTCCAAGAACTCCCGTATTCTTAGTATGTTTAAGCAGTTATTATCCGGAGAAGTAGCAATTTCTCTTAACTGCAGGCCAGAAGTATATCTTCAAATCCTGCAATTTAATCCATTGCGGAGGGATAATGTAGACGATATTCTTGACCTACTTGCGTACTCCACTAAAGTACTAGAGATGTTTGGTGAATTTGTAGTAAGTAATAATATCTTAGTACAACAAGCTGATGGTGCTTTGACGGTGTGGGAAGAAGGTACTAATAGTGCATTCTAGTTAACTGATTAGGAGATAAAATCATGAATGTAGTCCGTAAAGTAGTTGATAAGTTGTTTTATGGTGTACTTGGTCTTTTGGCTGGTGTGTTGGTAGCTATTAGTCTTGGAGCTACCGCCCAGATGATCTATGGTAATACTTTTCCATTTTGGAATGTAACTGGTCCGCTAGTAGTTAATGGTACCAGTACGCTTTCAGGTGGCATTGTAGGTACTACTACCAATGATAGTGCAACTACTGGTAATGTTGGAGAATATATTATCTCCACTCTGCCATCTAGTAGCTATGTCACTGGTGCTGCAACTGGTGTTAGCCGCAGTATTACCAGTATTAGTCTCACTCCTGGTGATTGGCGTGTTAGTGGTACCTGTAATATTCTTGGTTCTACTCTTATTACTACGGTACTGCAATGCGGTCTTGGAACTGCTACTGATACTCTCACAGCGCAAACTGGTGGGCAAGGTCTTGGTCCTGATCCTGTTCATACGCTCGTGCAAGCATCAGCAACTATGCCTAATACTGCCCTTACGTTGCAAGCTCCAGAAGTTAGGTTCTCTATTCCTTCCGCTTCTGGCACTACCTCTCTATTCTTGGTAGGAAATGCTACGTATAGCAGTGGAAGCTACCGTACTTATGGCACGCTCCGTGCTAGCCGTGAGCGGTGATATATTAGATTAGATGTGTTATTGGATTGGGCAGTAGCTTGTCTAGTGCTGCTCAATACAATATCTCATTGCGAGGCAAATATGGCTGGCGGATATACTGAAGCTGATATCATTAAGTTTCAACAGAGAGCTGCTACAGGAAAGCTATCTACTAGAGATAGGAAACTTATTAACTCAGTTAAACTCTCTGAGGAAGAAATGTTAGCGGATATGAGGCATAATATCTCAGAAGCTAATATGAAAGAACTTGAAGATGCTATTAGAAATGCCCCCTCTCCTCAAGTTAAATCCCTTCTGATGGGTGAGCAGGAAAACCTTTTAGCTATCATAAGAAATGAAGCTGCACAAAAAGCTGCCAAGACTGTAGATGTTCCTACTATCTTGGATAAGATTAAAAACGTGATTACTAACCTCTGGGGCTCAAAAGAATGATTACTCCTAATACTCCAACCATACTTCCTACGAAAGTACAGGAAGCAATTATTCAGTATCATCACCAATGCTATAATCTTCAGGCTACGAATTGGAATATTCGTGAGCAGATGAGGAAGATAGATCTTGCTTACCAAAGAGAGGCAGATCAGACCTCAGAGCATTGGAAAGCTAGATTGGCTAATAGGTATGGAGATAAGACTAAATTCCAGAATGTAACTGTTCCAGTAATTATGCCTATGGTTGAGGCAGCAGTTACTTATCAGGCCTCAGTATTTCTTACTGGTAATCCTCTATTTGGTGTAGTTTCTAATCCAGCTAATGCAGATGCTGCTCTCCAAATGGAATCAGTAATTGGAGATCAGCAGATTAAAGGTGGATGGACAAGGGAATTTATTCTCTTCTTCCGTGATGCCTTCAAATATAATCTAGCTGCTATAGAAGTAGATTGGGATAGGATGACTACTCCCGCATTTGAAACTGATCTATCATTCTCTACTAGAGAAGGTAGACCTAAAGAAGTAGTATGGGAAGGTAATGTAATTAAGCGATGTGATCCTTATAATCTTATATTTGATACTAGGGTTGCTCCATCTTCTTTGTACTATAAAGGAGAATTTGTAGGATATAATAAACTTATGAGCCGTGTAGCTCTTAAAGAGTTTATTAACACTCTGCCGAATAAGATGGTATCTAATGTAGTTGCTGCATTTGAATCTGGTATGGGATTCAGTGGCATTACTATGGCTAACTCAGTAGGTGGATATTATATTCCTGAAGTAAATCCTGAAGCATTGTTGAATAGAAATCCTCGCGCCACTACTAACTGGCTAGCTTGGGCTGGGATCACTGGTCAGGATAATAAGATTAAGTATAAGGATATGTATGAACTTACTAAACTTTATGCTAAGATTATTCCTTCTGATTTTGGTCTTAAAGTTCCTTCTGCGAACACTCCTCAGATCTGGAAATTCTACATCGTAAATCACCAGGTAGTAATCTATGCTGAGAGACAAACTAATGCTCATGGATTCCTTCCGATTCTTCTCTGTCAGCCACTTGAAGATGGTCTTGAATTCCAGACTAAGTCATTGGCACAGAATGTATCACCGATACAGGATCTCACGTCTGCTCTTTGGAATAGTAATATTGCTGCTCGCCGTAGGTCTGTATCTGATAGGGGTTTGTACGATCCTTCTAGGGTTACTGAGGCTAATATAAATAGCGATAATCCTTCAGCTAAGATTCCTGTTCGCCCGGCTGCGTATGGTAAACCTGTAAGTGAAGCATATTATCCTATCCCGTTTAGAGATGATCAAGCTGGTCTTGTAATGCAGGAAACTGCATCTCTGATGCAAATGGCTAATATGATTACCGGCCAAAATCCTGCTAGGCAGGGTCAGTTTGTAAAAGGTAATAAGACACAGCGCGAGTTTGATAGTGTCATGTCTAATGCTAATGGCAGGGATCAACTAGTTAGTATTCTCCTCGAAGATCAGATATTCCTTCCACTGAAGCATATTATTAAGACTAATATCCTTCAGTACCAAGGAGGAGGTTCTGTATTTAATAGGGATAAGAAACAAGCAGTTAATGTAGATCCTGTCGCACTAAGAAAAGCTATTCTGGAATTCAAAGTATCTGATGGTCTTATTCCTGCAGATAAACTTATTAGTGCAGATACTCTGCAAGTTGCTATGCAGGTAATTGGATCTACTCCTGCGCTTCTTAAAGAATATAATCTGAGTCCTATGTTCTCTTATATGATTAAGACTCAGGGTGGAGATATTGGAGAATTTGAGAAATCTCCTGAACAAGTAGCTTATGAAGATGCAGTAGCACAGTGGCAGAATATGGCTAATTCAGTACTTGAACTGGCTAAGAGTGTTACACTTAAAGTAGAGAATGTAACTATGGATCAAGTTAAATCCATGATTCAGGAACTCCTTCCTCCGCAGCCAGTGCCGCAATCTTTTAATTATGATCCAACCATGAGAAGTAAATCAGGGCAACCCCCAGCAGCACCAACTAACCAACCTCAACAAGAGTAGGATATATTATGACACCAGAAACAACATCCTTTACTAGATATAAACTTACAGAACCAGAAGAGATTCATGGTTCTACTCTTACTTCTCTTAATAGAGCTAAGTTGCAAAATATGAGATCTGAAGCTGCTGAGCAGAAACTTGCTCTAGTTCTAGATCCATATAAACCACTGGAATTTATTCAGCAGGAAGCTTTTTTAGCAGGAAAGATAGAATTGGTTAATATTCTATTGCAGGAAGATGAAGCAGCACAAAACTATGTAGCAATTCAAACCCCTCAGCAGTCTAATCAAGGTCAAGGAGAATAAGTCATGGGTATCATGGATATGTTTCGCACTGCAGTTCAACTAAATACGGCTCCTGTAGTAGGATCACAATCTGCTCCTACTCCTGGAAATATTCCTCCTACTGCACCCACTAGTGGTGTTACTACTCCTGGTACAGCTCCTAATGGTACTAATCCAGGCACCACTACTACAGTAGATCCTAATGCTCCTCCAACTCCACTCGCTGAGTTTGCTGATATATGGAAAGATGCACCTACTGATCCAAATGCACCTCCAAAAGATTCTAGTGTATTTGGTAATGTTGATCCTAACAAATTGCTTGAAGCTGCAAAAAAGATTAACTTTGCTGAAGCGGCTACCCCGGAACAGAAAGCTGCAATTCTGGCTGGTGGAGAAGAAGCAGTTAAAGCTATGATCGAGGTAGTTAATCAAACTGCTCAACGATCTTACGCACAATCTGCTTATGCCTCTACTAGGATGGTAGAAACTGCAATTGCTAAAGCACGAGAACAGTTTGCTGCGGAACTACCGCAACTAATTAAAAAAACCAACGTATCAAACTCCCTCCGAGAAGACAATCCTATCTTCTCAAATCCCGCAGTAGCTCCAATCATGGATGCGCTAGAAACTCGGCTCACCATAAAATATCCCAATGCTTCTGCCTCTGAAATTACTAATATGGCTAAGGCTTATGTTGAGCAACTTGGTACTAGTTTTGCACCAAAAGCTCCTGAACCTAAGCTTCCTAAAGGATCTAGAGTAGAAGAAGATTGGGGTAAGTTTCTGGAATAGATTTACTTTCTTGTATTAATACCTTTACAACTTAGGAGATAATATGTTCGTTCGTCCTGAAGTATATGAAAAAGGATTGCCGCGTCTTGCTCGTACCGGAGATGGTTTCCTTGGCAATCCTTCAATTGTTACTAATGCTGCTGCTGGTGCTCAGA